CTGGGTTCATTTCCCCTGCAATACCTTTCTTGTACCACCACTGGTTTCTAATCGTGCGCTCAAGGTCTGCTTGTGCCTTTGCATGCTCGGTTGAAAACGAAGTAATACCGAAAGTCAGTATATCTGGGACTAATGCTACTAAGTCTGAGTCGTTAGAAAACGCCATCGAGTTTGCCTCTAATGAAAAACGGTCAGCCCCGCCGGAGCGAGGCCAACCAAACCGCTATTAGATAGCAGAGTCGAACAACATCTCAACACCGTAGGTATCATCTAACTCGCCCACACCATATATGGCAGTGGCGTTTAGTTCCCACGCACGCAGTGATGCATCACGCTGTGTCTCAATCTGGAAGTCACGCTTCATGGCAATAGCCAGTGCTTCTCTTGAGAATACCGCACCCTTCGCGTCATCACTGCCGTCAACGACAATGTTTGCAGACTCGTAGATGTCGATGCCAGCAATCGTTCCAACGTAAGCGTTAACCATCGCAGTATTCTGCGTGTCACCGCCATTCGGGTTAGCGAACGTATTGGTGAGGTTAGCTTTCAACTGGTACGCTTGGAAAGGATGCACTACAGCGAAGATGTCGCCTTGAGCCTTAGCGGTACGCAGAGTTGCAGCAGCTTTGAAGATGTCAGCAACAGTGATCTCTTGACCAGCAGCGCCCAATGCAGAGCTAAAGCCGTCAAACAATGCCAACAGGTCAATGTCGATCTTGGTAGCGATTGAGTTACCCAATACGGTACCGAGGTCATCAGCAGGGTTGCCAGAACCCATAGCAGCGAGGTCAGTCAAGACTACCTGTGCGCCAACTTCAGCAACTGTGATGTCCACAGAAGAAGTTGAAACAGTGGTACTGCTCATGTCAGTGCCTTCAGTCAAAGCAGCAGCAGTAATTGCTGGGTACTTAGGAACTTGAATCACTTTGCCTTCGTCGCCAGCGATGTCGTACATGGTCACAAGACCAAGCATTAAAGACTGCTCTTCAGCAGTAAAGCGAGCGCGGGCGATAATTTTTGCGAATAGATCGTCTAAAGTTGTACTAGTAGTAGCAGCCATGTTTTTATACCTTAATCAAAAAATGTGGTTTATTTGGTCTTAAATTGTGTCGCACGATAGGCTTCACGCCCCCCATTACGCCAATTATCGACCATACTTTCCACAGATTGAGGCTTCTGCGTAGAGCCGCCAGCGTTACCTAATGTCCCAGCACCCGAAGGGGTTGCCCTGACAAAATGAGGGTTAGCCGTTAAAAAATCACCTACCACCTCATCAACTGAGAGGGGGTCGGCCTTTTCGTTGTATCTCACTGTCCCGTTGCTATCTAAAATCTCAACCGAACCATCGTCGGCAAGTTTCAAACTACTACGCAACAACTGAGCTACCTGATTAGGTTCCACCGCGTTGTACTTGCTAGCTGCCGATAAAAGCGACCCATCTATGAGGGTACTTTCAAGCCGCTGCTTGTACTGCGATATTTCCATATCTTTCTTTTCAACAGTCTGCTTTAGTATTGACTCGAACTCGCCTTTTTCTTTTTGGCGTTCTATGGTCGCCTGTTCACGATCAATCATGAGTTGACGAGCTTCTTCTAAGTCAATGCCTTCCAGCTTCTTGTCCAGTTTGCGCTTTTCGCGTTGTACGCGGTCAGCAACAATTCGGTCAAGTTCTTCTTGTGAAAAGGTCTTTGCTTCCTGAGTAGTATTTTCTGTGGCCTCAGTGTCCACGCTTTCAACCATGATTTCGTCGCTCATGTTACGCACCTCTTTCGAGTTAGTGGGATTATAGCAGCTTCACAGGGAAGTCAACCATTATTTTTTCTTTCGGTTACTCTTCTTCTTCTTGCTTATCTGCTTGAGGCTCTTGCCGTACTTGCTTGGGTTCATCTTTGGCATTTTTCTTACCTTTCTTTGGTAGTGGGAGCAGCACGTTGACTATTCCATACAAGTCATCGAAGTCTGCCTTTTCGTCTTCTGGTGCCGCAGCAGCCAGTGCCTCAAGTAGCACACGGATTGCTATCGGTATTGGTCGTCTAGCGCATAGGTTTCTAGCGCGGTCTAATTCTTTACTCATCACTCTTGCTCCAATTCTTCTGGGGTTAGTTCACTGATGATTAATTCCACACCCTCAAAAATCATTCCGAAACTTAGCTTTTCACCTTCGGGCGCTTCGTCCATTAATTCACTGATTAGCTCATAGGCATCATCAGGCAATGGTCGCGTTTTTAGTATCTCTAATGCTTTATCTAGCTCTTTGCTCATACGTTGTCATCTATCCATTTGCCAATGTACATGGAAGTTTTCTTTTCTTTTATCATCTTGATCACTTCAACTAAACTTGGGTCTATAAGGTCATCTCTGCCAAACTCATGCAAAGCAAAAGATTCTGCAAACCATTCATGGTCGTTTGTGTCAGCATATATTGAAGGGCTGATCCTGCTTTTGCCTAACTTGCGATGCAGGCTTTTTAATATCTGCTCCATTGCAGGGTCGTTATAGGCAACTCTGCTCTTCACATTCCATTGCTGGTGAATTTGGTGAGCCATTTCGTGCGCTAAAGTTGAACGTATTTTGTCTTTTTCATCTTCTAAATAATTAAAGATATTGAATGGCCTTTCATTCAATGGATCGCCCACACGCCAAGCAGAAATCTCGCTAACCTCTGCTGTTGTTGCGGCGCTTAACTTCCTTATCTTTTTCTCAAGCCTGTTGGCTGCATCAACTTTCTTGTTATAGGCGGTAACTGCGGCTTTGTATTCGTTAAACCCTTCGTCGTATTCTTTGGTGCCAAACTTAGCTCTATCTGGTTTCACAGAGTAAACAAGTTTTTCTTCTACCAGCAGGTTTGCTTGCAGCGCCTCCAATTTTGCCTTGTCTTTTGCTAACCTCTCCCCCGCGTCAGCACTAATACCAATTATTTTGGCGGCAGAATTATTAACATAGTCGGGCTTAAAACTAAGAACTCCATCACCCATGCCCATAAGCGCCTTGCTGCTTCCAACAGACCTTGCCCCTCTTAGTTTTGGCACGCCGTATTTAAGAGAAATTTCATTACTATACTCAATGAGGTCTTGCATTAAAGATGCGCCCTCATCCGTTAAACTTGCAGGCAAAGCGGCTTTACCAAAGCTATTTCTTTGATCTTCGACAGCACTGATATTTCGTTTTTTGCCAAACGCCCTAAACCTTGTTTGCGGCAACCCGTCTGCCGCTTTTGGGTATCTAGGATCTTCAGCAGCTTCCGCGAAACGCTTTGTTAAAGCTGTTTTCACAGCAGATTTTGACCTGTTTGGTATTGCGCTAGCTTGCTCAACCTCTGGCTCTGACTGCTGCTCCTGCTCCACCTCATCAGCGTCACCTACCTTTGGAAGCCATTGATGGCGGCAGTTATACCCACCCCTCACGATGAAGGGATCACCCGCAGCCTTACCTGCCCAACTACCTTCCCAGATGTTTTTTATTTCTTCAGTGGTGTAGGTCTTGCCAACGTGATCAACGCAAAACTGCCGACTGTCGTTGATTAGATCGCCGTAGTATTCAAAGCGGTCTATACCGAGGTCTAACGCTGTCTTAGCCGTGACAGAAGCCGAGTACTGATTGAGTGAATCTGTTGCCATCTGTGTCGCATAACGCCGCATATTATTGCCCAGCCGATCAGCAGAGTAGACAGAATGCAGTCTTTCAACCGCCGCCTGTTGCGCGGCTCCAGTGCTTCCCTGAGCCACATCAACCAATTGTCTAATTTCCTCTTGATCGCTTGCTTGATAAATTCCATTAATATCACCCCTTAATTCTGTAATAAGGTCTGCTTTTGTTCTGCCCGTCAAAGCGGCTTGATATACGCCCGTTGAGAGCACATCTAACTGCTGCGTTGCTATCGCCTCAAACCCTTGGAAAGACAGTGTTTGCAGTGCCGATATAGCCTCTGGCGCTATACCTGTGAACTTCCCGTAGGTGTTAAGCATCTTCAGTTGATCAGCAGCAACCCCCGCATAGTCAGACACTACGCTCTGAACTGAGGTTAGGTACTCAGCCTCCATGATTGAGCGCATTTCTGTCCTAGCAGCAACCGACCATTCAAGGTCAAACATCTTCCCGGCCTTATCTGGCGCGGTCTGAATGTACGCTGCAATCTTGTCTTCCATAGACTGCAACGCACCCGCCAACTGCCGCTGGTGGTT